AAAAATGCTGGTCGATCTGGTACCATTCAGGTTGGTAATATGACTGAGGTTGCATTCTGGCCTATGCAGGGTGAAAGAGACCCTGCTCTTGGATATTTGCAGAGTTTATATGACGGGGACAATTTATCCTTGGTTGTCGCAGACTCTACCCCTAATGGCCCGGCCGGTTGGTTTTATCGTACCTGGGTGCAAGACAATGAGTGGGCGAAGATATTCGCTGCATGGTTTGAATTTGAGGACTCCATAGTCCCGTTTGAAACTGATGAGCATAAACAAGACTTCATTGATACCATGACGGAGGATGAAAAGTCTGAAATGGAACGCTTTGATGTAAATTATGAACAATTGCATTGGCGTCGTCGTGTTCTCCAGGACAAATGCAATGGGGACATTAGTAAATTTCGTCAGGAATATCCTAGTGATCCTGAAGAATGTTTCTTGATGAGTTCCCGCCCAAGATTTCACACTGCAAATCTTGATAAAATGCTCAAGGCCAGCGCTAATGTAACCAGTAAAATGGGAACTCTTACCCTTCAGGGCGAAGGAAAGACCTCTAGCTTTCTTCCTGATCGTGCGGGCTCTTGGAAAATCTACGAAGAACCTGAGCATGATTCCAAATATTTAATCTCTGCGGATACATGTACCGGGGAAGACCAACAAACCCAAGGAATCTCTGCGGATCCTGACTACCACAGCGTACAAATTTGGAAAGCCCCCTTTGAAGACTGGCATGGTAACTGGCATGTCCCCCGTTTGGTCGCGATTCACCATAGTCGTTTGGACATTGGAATCTTGGCCCAGGAGGTTGAAGCCGCATCAAAATGGTATGGTGATGCATTTATCATCCCTGAGGTTAATAATTCTGGTCTGGCATTGTTAAAATACCTGCTCGATATGGGATTATCTGTATATCGCCGTAGAAAATTTAATGATTCCATGGGTATGGTTGAAAAGAGCTATGGCTGGTCCACTGATAAAATTACTCGAAAGACAATTATTGATCATTTGGCCGCTGAATTGATCGAAGAAAATTTAGATATCCCGGATGAAGATGTACTTCGCGAGATGAAAACCTTTGTAATTAATGATCGTGGCAAGCCTGAAGCTGCTCCCGGCCATCATGACGACCATGTCCTAGCTACAGCCATTGCATTGTATAACATCGATAGTGCATCGACATACAAGAGCCCGAAAAAGAAGAAGATTACTAATCGCATGCTTCATAAAAACCCAAGCCTTCTATGTCCTGACGGGTTCATGCGCGTGCCTCTCAATGCATTGAAGAAGAATTACAAGCGGTTGAGACCATAATACCCCGGATCTACCCTTTCGCTATGGCAGAGAACACACCTAAAGCGCCGTCATTTGACAAAGAGGACGAGTTATACCAGAGATTAAGACAGAGACTGAATAATAACAGCTCGCCCTTTGGGATAGGAAGTATCTCGCCAGAAGAACTTGCTTATTTTAAAAGTAAGTTAGAGCCGATGGCTTATGCGGAGCTTGTTAAAGAGTTTAGTCCCTCTATGGGCATGGAGTTTTTTCGCGATGCGGGAAAGATAGAGGGTAACTTAGCTGAAAAAGACTACCTCACTAGGGGGTTAAACTCGTTCAACGCAGAGCTTTCCGATTTTGCTTCCATGGATCGGGACGACGACAATATTATTGAGTCAGTAGTTCGCGGTGCTGCTAACCTTCCGTATTGGGCGACCAAGGGGGTTCAGACTGGTGGGTATGGATTGCATGACGCACTCAGAGACGACGAAGATCATATAGATACGGGGGATTTTTTCGACCGAGGCCTTGAGACCTTAGGAGCTTTTGCTAAACCTTTGCAGCTTGGCGGTCAGGCGCTAAAGCAAAGCAAGAATTTGTTGGGTAAAGCTATTAAAGATCCCAAAAAAATGATGAGCCCCGGAGCTCTTTGGCGAGGGGTTAAAAACAACAAAACCGCTATGGGCGTCGGAGGTGGTGTTGCAGCCGCTTCGGGTATGGACGGTACGGACATCCCATCGAATGATGTGCCTGGATTAGATGATATAGAGGAGGCTGAGGTTTCACTGGAAAACCCCGCATCCGCTCCGTACGGCGGTGCCGCTCAAGCAGGAACCCAACCAGACCTGAGTAACCCAGCTGGTTTAGCAGCTATGGCTAATAATATGGGTAATTTTAGACCAATAGACCGTAAAGATAAGTCGTTAGACGCTTTTCAACGGCAAGGTATTCAACGCGATCTAATGGCCCAAGCCGGAAGGACCGTTAAGCAGGATATAGCTAATCAAAGGCGTTCCGATAGGGCTGCCGAAGACACCGCTTTTGAAAACAGGAAAGAGCAGGCAGTTCGAGATGCTTGGATGAAGAGCCCTACTAATAAAGACGGGGTTTCTTTTGATGATCTACCCGCGGAGAAGCAGGCTGAAATGCGCCAAAGATTTATGGACTCTAAATATTACAGTTCTGAGGACGATCGTAAAAGACGTCTAACTAGAGAACTTAAAGATTCCGGCGGTTATGGTGTTGGTGAAATCGGTGGCGGCATGACCATGGACGAGTTCAAGAAAAAGTCAGGCATGCAGAATGAGGGTACATCAATCATTCAAAATCCTGACGGAACTTTTTCGACTAACGAAACCGAAGAAGCTTTCGACCGTGCTGGCGGTAGAGACTCAGCCCTTAATGTATTTAATGAGCTCGGTAATAACGGAGCTATGGAAGCTAACCTTGATCACCAACTTGGGGGCGACCGCAGCATCACAGGTCGCGATGGTCAGGAGCTTGCCGGGCTAACTCCAGGATCTGTACGCATGAGCTCTAATGAGTCAGATTATGGAGATGCGCGTTTTAATTCTAGAGAGGATGCCCTCAAATATTTAAACAGAAAGCCCGAATCTCAGCCAGATACTCCCCAGACTCCGGAGGAGGAGGATGATGAGATGAATCCTTTACTTAAATACGGATTACCTATAGCGGGAGCAGCTGCTCTTTTACATCCAGGCACCCGTAAGAAAGGTGCGAAGATGCTAAAGAAGGGTTTAAACGTTTTCAAAAAAGAGCCTCCAGCACCAGCCACAAATCCTTGGTCAAGCGCAGCCGGAAGTTACGCAGGTAAAACCCCGCAACAAGTAGGTAGAGCGTCTCAAGCATCGTCTCAAGCAGCCACAAATCCTTGGTCAAGCGCAGCTGGAAGTTACGCAGGTAAAACCCCGCAACAAGTAGGTAGAGCGTCTCAACCAGCGCCGAGCATGAACAATCCTTGGTCAAGCGCAGCTGGAAGTTACGCAGGTAAAACCCCGCAACAAGTAGGTAGAGCGTCTCAACCAGCGCCGAGCATGAACAATCCTTGGTCAAGCTCCTCAAGCATGCGAGCTCCGTCCAGAACTCCTCAAGATGTTGGGGTGTCAAACCGTCCAGCACCGCAAAGCCCATGGTCTTCAACTGGAAACACTCAAACTCCACGAGCTCCGTCCAGAACTCCTCAAGATGTTGGTCGAGGGAGTGTACCCCCAGCTCAAACAGCGTGGTCTTCTGCTTCAAATACTCGCCCTGCAAGGCCTCCATCCGTAACCCCGCAAGATATTGGTTTTGCTAACCGCGCGGCACCGAAGAGCCCTTGGACTTCTTCTGGAAATATACGACCTCAAACACCTCCGACACCTGTCGCAACACCACAATCTGTAGGTGCCTCGCAAAGAGCAGCGGCAGAAAGTAAAAGCGTGACGGATTATGTAGATAATCTTCCAGCCGCAGACTACACTGCAGCTTTAAAAAAGTTTGGGCTTGGTGCTAATGTTAGTAGGCAGCAGCTAAAAGACATTCTCAGTAAAACCAGTTTCGGCAGGTTATCTCTCGACAACATCTAAATATTAACCGATGTCCATGTTCGACGAGCTAGATCTCGGAGCTAAAGACTACAGCGGTAAGGGCGAAGGCTCTGGCTTTGAAAAGTTTTTAAGTAAACCAAGTCCCCGACCGTATCAACCATTCGGCGGGCCTATGCAGCAGGCTTACCAGCCGCAACCCGAGCCCGTTGACTACAGCTATGGAGAAGCACCCGTTGACCAAGGACCTACGTTTTACGACGATTTAGATGCATACGAGCAGCTAAAGAATGGGCATAAGCAGATTAGTCAGTTTTCACGCGAAAACTCTAAATCCGCTAAGCGGTATGAAGACTTGTACGGAGAATTCATGGACAATGAGTTCAAACCTTTCTTTGAAAGCGTTGGAGGTTTTGGAGACTTTGAGTCTGATGACGAATATATCTCCGCGGTTGATGAAATATATAAGTCCAATCTCAAGGCATCTCAGCAGGAGGACGGTTGGCTTGGGGCCTCTGACGAAAAAACTAGTGCATTAGAGGGTTTAAAGAACTTTCAGCAGTGGGATCACCCCAACGGTATGCGGGCCAAGTTCCTCAGGCTAAAAGCCGAAAAGGATAAGCGTCGAGAAGTTGCCGATAGAGCTAAAGATGAAGAGTTTAAACTCTTCGAACAGATGACAAACATCTCTATCCCAGCCCGCGAGGCGTTGGACGAATCTCTTAAGTCTCGTAATAAAGCTCCTGGCAGCACCAAAAAGATGAACGAGATGCTCGACGGCATGAGCTGGGAGCAGCCTGTAGTCGGATACGACGGGGAGGTACAGAATTTAGAAAGCGTAGATCCTAGAGCAAAGATCAATCCGGCCATCGGATATGACGGTCAGGGTAATAAATCTAGCAAAGCTCAGAGAGAGCGGGTTGCTGCAGCTATGCGCGGAGATATCAAAGGCGTATTATCAAGAAGGCAGCATATCGCCAAAGAACGCCAGCTTCGGGACAAAGGATTTTTCTTTTCCGAATCTGGATTGCTTGACGGCAGACCCATAGGTATGAGCCGTCGCGATGTCGATTTGCTCGATATTGATGATATGCGCAAGGCTGGCATGACTAGCTTCCAGGGCAAACCATTGGACCAGGCTATGACTGATCTTGGTGGTGAAGAGCGTTTGGAAATGGCTAAGGTCATGCAATCTGTATACTCGACAAAGAGTAATTATGAAGACGCGCAGTTAAAATTTCTTAAAGCGGCGGGCAGCCCTAAAGCTGACAAGTTGCGCGATGCTATGGAAGCTGCGCGTGAAGATATGCAAAAGACTATCGGTCTTGCCGCTAGCTATGGATTGGACAATGAATTGTTCGAACAGGCAGAGACTACAGGCTGGCTCTCGGCTATGGGCAATGCTGTTCAGCGTGGTGCTCTGATGAGCGAGATGAGTAATTATACTCCTGACTTTCTGACTAATACATTGGATGCGGATGAGATGCAGAAATTCATAGAGATCGCATCGGAAATCGAAAAGCTCCCGACTAGCTCTACTATGAAGCGTGTCAAAGAGACTAAGTCTGATGGCTTTCTCGATGCTATGGGAAATCTATTATTTGATAATCCCGCTGCGATTCCCGAAATGTTCGTGGAGTCACTATCATC